TCCGCCTCGATATTCTCTGGGTTCATAACTGTAACCGGAAGCTCGGATAAGTATTCAGTCAATCTATGTAATTGTTGACCCATTGCTATCTTCTCGTCAGGTATTGATATAGTTGATCCGAACCTTGATATGTGCTGCTTTACTCTTCTATTAGCTTTGTAGTCAGGGAACAACTTTCTTCTTTTAACAGAACCTCCTTTACCATCAAAGCATATAATCACTCTTGTAGGTTTTATATTCTTGATTGCGTATCCAACAGACATCAAGAAACCTGATATACCTCCAACATGAATACCATTTTCATTGGTGGTTGGGTTTACAGTGTAAGCTCTAATGAACGTATTGAGTCCATCTATAATTAATATTTTATCGTTAGGTTGGTGACTAGCTGAATCTGATTCTTTCAAGTTAGCTAGTATGCTTAGGTAGTCTTTTTTCATATGTACAATATACGGAAATTAATTGGAATAAAAAAGGAAAACAAGCTATTTTATTTTAATAAATATATGTTCTCCTTGTTGCTCGTCTCCTGGATCAGAAACGATAATGATGGTCTGGTGGGACATTTATGGTCTCAAATATTCTCTTATTCTGCTTTCGCTCAATCCCATAGTTAATGATATTTCATTTATAGTCTCACCACTCTGATGTAACTTGATAGCTTTCTTAGCTTTAGTTTTTGTATCTTCTTTCACTATGTTTGTGAAGTTCTCTTTTCTACTGTTCCAGTTTTTCATTTTCTTTTTCTCTTTAGTTTAATATCTTCGGCCACATATTCTGCTATTGTCCACGCTAAGCAAAGTATTATCATGCCCACAAAACCCAATCCAAACACAGTTGTTATTTCTTCTATCATAAGTATATTCTTTTTAAATTTTAGTAGCCCGACGGAGAATCGAACTCCGGTTACATGGATGAAAACCATGCGTCCTAACCACTAGACGACCGGGCCAGTTGCTACAATATTACTGATGCGATTAATGATACCATGTAAACCAAAAAGAGTCCGAACATACAAATACCAATTGCTTGGAACGCATGTTTCTCTGTTTGTTTTTTTCTATCACTATCGTAGTATGGATGTTTTTTTCTTTTCATTTTTTTCTTTTTATATGGACAGTTGAAGCAACCATTGCCACAACAATAACCTCTATTCAATAAAAATTCTCTTGAAAGAGGTTCAATCTTATCAGTCTTCGTCTTCATCTACATAATCGGATTCATCTAGTACTACATCATACTTTGGTTTTGGACTTGCATCAGCCACAACCTTAATTATTAAATCCCTTAGCTTTTTCCTTACTATACTATTATGTATCCATTGTTCTAACATTGAATCTATTTCATTCATTATATGTCTCTCTCTTCACCGTAAACGTGTTTAACTGTTGGAAACCTTAAACTGGTTTCACCTTTTTTATTTATTGTTTCTTCAAAATACTGAACTGTAATTGTTTTCCCAATAATCTCTTTTGGATTAGCTTCATATCTTATTCTTTGTTCTTGAGACCATCCAGAACCGATAGCTACTTCATTCCCTTTGTGAGTAATGTAAACCTGAGCCAACATAGGAACAACAATTTCTTTTCCCTCTTTGATAATTCTATGGTTTTCAAAGTCACAACTATCAACTTTGTATTCCGCATCATGAAACTTTTTACACTTCAATAAGTTCTTGGTTCTCTTTCCTTCATAACCAACATTCTTTCTTAACATAACTCCTTCGTGACCTTGTTCTTCTGCCTCATCGATCATTGTAGTCAACTCCTCAATACTCGATATACTATGTTGTTCCAATACAGCCAATGTAGGCATATCTAATAGGTCAATGTCTTCGAGAACCTCATATCTCTGCTCCAACTTAACATCACCAAATTCATTATCAAATTCTTCTAACTCCAAACAATCAAACATCACGTACTTAGGATTTTCTATTTGATGATCTTTCTTTTTAATTTGTTTCATTAGATCTTTGAATGACTCATTGCCCTTCTCATCCATCATACAAATTTCTCCATCCAATACAAAGTTACCTCGTATCTTAGACACATCATCAAGTACATTCTGTATTGTTGTTATTTCGTTGCCTTGTCTTGAGTATGCTACAACTGACTCATGTTCTTTTCGGATGATACATCTTACCCCATCCAACTTTCTAGATGCAACCCACTCTTCATTATCAAAGTCACAAAATCTTGGTTCATACTTTGTAGCTAAAGCAACTTCAAACGTTGGTATCAATCCAGGTATAACTTTATTGATAACTGAATCGGAAGCTCTTATCTCAAGGTTCCTATCAAGTATAGAGAATATCAATCTACCATAATGCTTGTGACGAGATACAAAACTATTAACCATTGCTATAGCATCGTGTCCCGTATATGTTCTTGAATTAAGATCATCTAGTAATTCAAATATTGTATTGTGAATATCATTCTCATCACATATCATCATTTGCTTCTTACAATTTTTAGATGTAACATAATATTTGAATTCCGGATTGTATGTATAGTGTAGTGCTGTAGTTATGAACTTATCATATTTGATAGATTCAATTATTTTTTTCTTGTCTAGTAAAGACGAAGTTGATTTCATTTGAAGCACGAATCTATCTAGCTTCATTAAGTTTTTTGTTTCTATTGACATATATAAATTTATTAATTATTAGACAAGGACATCACATCCTGAGTTTTCCCATTCTTGAATAAAAGAAAAGAGCTCTTCTATTTCATGAGTTTGGTTGTTGAATGTTTCTGACTTGTCTAGTTGCTCTACTCCTTCGAATACAATAACGGGAGTAATGTCTGTTCCATTATTGAAGTGAATTTCGAGATTTGTTTTTTGGTAAGTATCCATTATTTATCTTCTTTAATTATACTATAAAGATCAGAAATATATTTGAGACTAGCAACTTTTTTCACGATTATATTGCCTTTAAAAAGTTCCCATTCTTGTCTTCTAGTATTGATACTTCAAACTTATGGTCTAGTGTTTTAGATATATTTCCAGGTGCTTGAGGTATCATTTGTAATGCTAATTGAAACTCCTGAGGTTGTAGTTTTCCACCTTCTTTAGAAAAGTGTTGATAGATAAGATTCAAGTCTAATCTATTTTCATTCCTCATTGTTATGTATTGTTTTCTTGTCATTGATAAAGAAAGCTCCCAAGAATTATTCTCAGGAGCTCTCAATTTATTTATTGTTTATTATCCAATTGGTACATCACCTTCACCAACTTCAACGTCGTCGATTCCAATATTGTCTGCCTTGTAATTCATAACCAATTCTTTACAGATCTTGTCGTATATGTATTGCTTACGTTTTGGATCGTTCAGTATTTTAGATACAAAGTCTTTCGATAAGAACTTAATTTGTTCTCCCGTGTCTTCATCTGTAAATGTATACCAAGCTCCTCCTATTGTAATTAATCCATAATCCTTCATGACTTGTAGCCACGATCCGTAATCATCTATACCAGATTCAAATAGTATATGAAACTCTGCTTCTCGCAAAGGAGGTCCCATTCTATTCTTCACTATCTTAGCTCTGGTTTTGATTCCTATAACCTGCTCGAACCCATTTATCTTTGCCTTAATCTGACCTACTGCTTTCAGTCTAAGTCTGCATGATGCATGGAACCCGATTGCTTTACCACCGGAAGTTGTATAGATGTCTCCGAAACTTACTCCCAACTTAACTCGTAATTGGTTTGTAAATATCAAAGCAACTCTTTCCCTTCCTATCATCTGAGTTATCTTTCTCATAGCTTTAGATAATATAATAGCTTTAGATGTAGCCCAACCATCCTTTTCATAATCTGCTGCTTGCTCAACCTTAGTTGTCGCTGCAGCAACTGAATCTACTACTATTGTTACCAACTTGTTCTTGTTGGATTCTTTTACCTTAGTTATGATATTTTCAATAACATCAAAGATGTCTTCTATAGCCTCTAATTGGATGTACAACATCTTTTCTAAATCAATACCGATAGCACGCAAGAAGTCTTCGTTCATTGCATTTTCAGTATCAATATAAACTGCCAGTCCATCCTTCTCTTGAGTATTGGCAAGGAGGTGGGCAGCTAGTAGTGATTTACCACTAGCCTCCAATCCTGTCAATTCTGTGATACGTCCTACCGGAATACCACCATTAGGTCTATTTGAAATAGCTAGGTCAAGTAATGAAGATCCCGTGGATATCCATTCGGTTAGGTCAGTTGGAGTACTTTCAGATCCATCTAAGAAGTAAGCTACCTTACCATCTTTCTTGAACTTCTTGTTTAATGACTCAGCTAATACATTAGCCAATTCATCATGTTTACTCACAACAGCTTCTTCTGTGTTTACTTTTCTTGCCATATTCTATCCCTATTAAGAGTTAAACAAACTATCGAATGCTGTGTTAATATCACCCGTACCTTGTGTGTTAGTCGTCGCTGATGGAGCGCTTGTAGTGGTAGCTTGTGTAGGTTCCCCTTCACTTTCTCCACCTTCTAACCACGTCTGTAAATGACCTTTAAGTTCATCATAAGATACTTTCTTAAATATAGTAAAGATATCTGTTTGACCAGTCATAATCTTATCAGCTATTGCTTTATCTTCAGTAGCTGGTACTTGATTTGGTTTAACTCTAATTCCAGTTTTAGGGAAGTTTCCTACGCCTTCAGCCGGAGTATATTCTACTGTGATATCTCTACCACTAACTAGATCTGTGATGTCTCCATAATCTGGGTCTGCTACAAATCCTAATAATTCTGTGTAAACTTGTTTACCGAATCCCCATAATTTAACTCCGTCAGCTTCTTGTCCACGTACTATTACTGGTACATAAACTCTCATCTTAGGACTTAATTTTTTAGACAACTTCCAGTCGTCCGACTTTCCTGTTGCTTTTAGTTGTTGTGAGAATTCCTCAACTGGATCAGCTTCACCATATGTTACTGGAGAAAGATAATTCTTCTTTCCAATATCATAATGAAAATACATTTCTAGGAATGGATTGTCTTTGTTATACTGATAAGGTACGATTCTGATTTGATTCTTACCTGGTTCTGGTTTCCAAAGGGTATTAGTTTTACCCGTTTGTGTTTGTAAGCCTGCTAGCTTTCTTCTGATTGCATCTAAGTCTAATGCCATAATTTTTGCTCTTTAATTTATTATTTATTATTTTTAATTTCTTGCACTTTTTTTCTAAGATCTTGCGCTTGACCTTTTACATCTTGCATTGCCTTTCTAATTCGAGTTCCAGCTGCTGAGTTACCTTTGTTGAACTTCTCAACATCAGTGGCTAGATCGGTTAGAATGCTTTGCATGTTTTCGATTGAAATCATAGTTCTCTCCTTTTGTTATTATTAATTATTATTACATACAATATACGAAAAATATTTCATATACACAACACTACTTCCAAAATATTTGAATTGATACTAAGGTTGTTGCCAACACTAATGATATGGCTGTCTTTGTTGTTATACCTTCTCCCATAAATAACCATGTAAGTATAACGAATGATATCATCCCCGTCCCGAACGCTATAAATCTACCAGGCCACAATAGCCCATCAAAATGAACCACAATAAACTTTGTGGCAAATATGAATATATAAGATATCAGTGTTCCAAATAGTACAGATAATAAGAGGGGGTTTTTGTCAAACCATTTCCAGAGAAACTGGCCGTTGGTTTGGATCCAGATTAGTGATTGTCCAAGTGTGAACAATACTATTGCTAGTGTTAATTGATTCATTCTTTACTTCTTAATTGTTATTAATTATTATATAGTATAAATATAAGGAAAAAAACTTTAATACGCAACTAAATACGATTAATTCTTTGTTTTTATTCTTATTATTTCTTTGATCTTTGTGTCTATTCTATTAAGACCTTGATCGTTTGTTAGTAGGATACAATCTCTGTATATGTCCCAATCCAATTGATATGTTTTATCTAGTACTCCGTTGTTGTGTATCTTGATAGTTTCATTCAAAGCATTGATTGTATATATTGTATTGGTATGCTTTTTTCTGTGTAGTGAGATTGTGTTTGGTACTTTGTTTGTTGAAGGACCTGCTTCTATATTGTAAGTGCATACAAGTTCTGTTTCACTATTGATATTCTCTAGTACAAACATCTTTCCATAAATCACATCATATACATCAACTATACTATCTACTGTAACAGATAGTTTAGGGATTGTTGTGAATGTACAAAGTAGTTGAGTTCTCATTACACCTCAATCTGGAAAGTAGCCCCTTGTGACCCCGCTCCTGATGTAAAACTTGGATACCCTCCAATTCTAACCCAACCAACCGGATCCATTTGTTTGGATACATATTTCATCTTACCACTTCTATCAAGTATTATAAGATGATCAAAACCTTCTATAGTAAAGTAATACTTCATAGCAGCTCTGAAAAAGTCTTCGTTGAATTTAGATGTAGCTTTTACTTGTCCGTTTGCACCTATATGCTTCTTGACCCAAGATACATCCATGTTATGATAAACAGCCTTTAGTGCTTCCGCCCAAACATCTGCTATATCTTTAACTTTACAAACTTTCTTTTTTATCAATAATGGAGCTGTATTGTTGAATATGTTACTCTTCATTTTGTTGGGAGAAATTTGATAGCTATTTGTTCCCATTGCTGGTACCTTATCTGCTTTCATTGGACGAT